TAAGAAAGCGCTATATCATCGAGTGCATCAATGAACTTTTGAAGAACAAAGCCAACCTCGTACACTCGCGACATCGCTCAATACATAACTTTATCATGAACCTATGTTCTGCCCTAACAGCCTATTGCTTTTTTGACAATAAACCTGAGGCACTACCTATTTATATCGAAAAATCAAAGCAGTTAGAACTGTTGCATACAGATCTTATCCCAAACTCAGGTATCCCTAATGCAAAATAATAGCTCTATGTGATTATCCAAACCGAATCCTTATCCAAAGGACAATCCAAACTATCCAAACAATTATCCAGAAATGTATATAAATCACTGATTATCAGCTGATATTTAGTGATTTTTCTTTTATTGTTCACGCTAACTTTGTTCCAGAAAACGTGACGCAAAAGTACGAGCTGCGCCATATGTGGCAAAGAAAAGATGGGTCTCGTACCTCATCTTGGAAGCCAAAATTGCTTAAACAGATGAATATGCAATTAGAAGAATTATTAAGGAAGCCGTTATGGCAGATGACTGGTGAGGAGTTTCTATTCCTGCAAAACTCATCTCATCAAGGGGAAAACTATGCACCAGCTCCTGTCGTTGAGACATCCAAAAAGAGGTACGAATATGGCATCCGAGGGATAGCTAAGATATTTGGATGTTCAATTCCAACAGCCAACTGCATAAAGAAAAGCGGAAAGATTAATGCCGCCATCATTCAGATTGGCCGCAAAATCATAATAGATGCAGACTACGCACTGCAATTGGCTCAGGATAGAAGTATGTATAAAAAGAAAGGAGGTAGGTAATGTCAGAACAAATCATGCCATTTGACGGAAACGAACAGCCTGACTTCCTATCCGTCATCAACGCTGAGGCAGAGAAGGTGGAGCCAACTAACAAGGTTCCATCCTCTCATCCAGACAAGCAACTACCATCTCTTGTGCTTCCAGAGCTATTGCCGACTTTATCAGACCCCCCCCAAAAAGGGAGCAACACCTGAAAGCCTCGACTTTCACAGAACCTACGCTACCTGTTGATTGACTGTCGCAATTTGTACAGAACTACATCCAGACTGTCACAGAGTCATACGGATTCCCACAAGGCTTTGTAGTGGCTATATACTTGATAACTACTGGCATAGTGGCTGGGAAGAAGGTGGTGCTCACAACTAATCCTTACGCCAACTATCCATGCGACTTTGTTTGTTTAGTCGGTAAGCCGAGTCGCAATAAAACGGGACCTCTCAAGGAAATTACCAGTCCACTTCGAGAATACGATAAAACAAACTTTGCTAAGTATTCCGAAGATAAGGCTGCCTATGATCAAAACAAACGGGGAGATAGAAACGTCAGCGGTGAACAGCTGATATTCCATCAGCGAGTGGCTGGCGACAGTTCCCCTGAGTCTCGTAACGCACTCTTGGCACAGGGCAATATGATTATTATTGTTGCCGACGAGCTGATGTCTTTCGTTGATTCTTTTGGGCGATATGCCAGAGGCGGAAACGGCTCTGGAACTGAAGTATCTCAGCTTCTGTCAACATGGTCAAATGTAAGTTTCACCATCAACCGGAAGTCAGAAGACAGCAAACTTGTCGATGATTCCACCATGGGTATCATAGGCGGTATTCAACCTGGTCTGCTTGGAAAGACCCTCGGCACTGACTCACTCATGGATTCGGGTTTTACCCAGCGTTTCCTTTTCGTCTATCCAGACAAAGCAGAGTTTATCAAGAGACTCGACGGTCAACGGATGACACAAGAAATGCGTGACAGTTGGAACGAAATCATTGGCCGTCTGTTCGGAATGGAACCTTTGACGCTCTATCTGTCCCATGAAGTCGAAAGACTTTACACTGATTATGCCGATGCCAACGACATGAAAGCTGATGCGGAAGAGGATGACCACATCGGTGGCATGAGGCAGAAGATAAACATCCGTGTGCTTCGTCTAGCCATCATGTCACACCTGCTGTCAGGCCATTGGAATGAGCCTGTTATCACAGACAATGAAATGGAATATGCCATCCGCGTTGCCGATTACTTTACCCAGATTCATGTTGAACGCATATATCCGCTTCTCATGGGTAATGCCCGACAAGCAATCAAGAGACTGACCAAGGAACTTGTCATTACGGAAATCGGCCAGACATTCGACATCCAGAACAAGAGTGCACTTGCAGAGGCTTTGAACTGTGACCGCGCAAAACTCACGAACATCCTCAATGGTAAACTCAGAAAATAAAGTCACAGTCACACATCCTTGCAATGACCTTTATACAAATGGATTAAGGTGTGACGTATGTGTGACCATCCAAATGATGAGCAAGAAAATGAAGAATAAACAAAGGTCACATCAAAGATACACAACAAATGTCTATTTATAAAGCAGTTATCGCCAACTGTGACTGTGACCTCAATTTCTAAAAAAAAACGATTATGAACAATATATTTGATACCCCGATCAGTTACTATGCCAATGTGAAAGACAAAGTTGGCACAGAGACCACCCTGCATAAGTTCCTCTTCTGCGACCACTACAGGGAACAGATAGAAACCATCTGTTCCTTGACTGACGAGGAACAGCAAAAGAGCCTGAAAAAGCAACTGCCTCTGGCTACCATCTCAGGCACATTTGCTCCGACACGCAAGGCCGAGAACCTCGTGGCTCACTCGAATCTGCTTTGTATTGACATCGACAAAAAGGACAATATGGGCGTGACGTGGTTTGACGATCTGAAACATGAGTGGCATAACATCCCCCAGATACTCTATGCTGCCCACAGCGTGAGAGGTATAGGCTGGTTTACCATCTTCCACATAGCCTATCCCGAGAAGCACAAGACTCAGTTCGAGGCACTGCGTCAGGACTTTGCCCACGAGGGGCTGGTCATCGACGAGTCATGCAAGGACGTGATCCGGATGCGCACCATCTCCTACGACCTAGAGCCGTATGTGAATGAGGATGCCACATTATATACTAAGATTTGGGTGGAGTCAATGCCGAAATTTAAGAACCAGTATGATGGAGATGACGATATGGAGAAAGTTGAAAGGTGCAGCCGTATAATCGCAGACCGCGGCATCGACATCACCACCACCTACGATGACTGGTTCCATGTGGGTGTTGCCTTGGCATCACTCGGTGAGTGTGGGCGTAGCCTGTTTCATCTGGTTAGTTCGCAGAACGCCAATTATAAAGCTACTGAGACAGATAAGAAGTTCGACAACTTACTCCGCAACATCAGCAGCATAAACATAGGAACGTTCTACTATATCTGCTCGCTATATGGAATCAACTGGGAAGGAGGGCTGGCTATGAAAGTGGAGATTACGAGTTCCAACAATAAATTCTTCGAGTATCTCTGTAACTATATCTGCTTTGACCAAGAAAAGCTGGAGGCAATGATGAAACAATATCCCATCGGTTCAACAGAGCAGAACGAGCCGATATTTTGGCACATCAATGTGGAGAATAAGATTATCAATGGTCATATCATCACAATGGATAGTGACACCGGGAATGTCCATGATGAAAGCTGGTATTATCAAGATAAGCGACATACTTGCCTGTTTGGTGAGAATCTGCTCGATAACTTCCCCAGCCAGACTGTTGCATTAGTGATGAGTGAAATGACCGCAGCCATAATGAGTTGCTTCCCCACCCCATACATCTGGCTTGCTACTGGCAAGGACAATGTTGCCATCTCCGACTTGTTCCCTCTCGAAGGAAGATCTGTGGTTGTATTCCCTGACAAGGGTGAATATGACAGGTGGAAAGACGCACTTGGGACTATTCCCAATCTTCAGTTTCATGTTTCAGATGTGATAGAGAAACCACAAGGTGATTGCCACAATATTACCTATATGGTTTTCTATCAACAGCCCCTGTGACCGAGCGATGAGGAAGCAGCCTTAATGAGAATGGAGGAAACCAGCCCCCAATCTTGCTTTGCTTGTCAGGGCTCTTGACTTGGAAATAGTAAGCGTGTCTGTTGCAGAAGATACAACGACTAATTTCGGTCAGAAATCAAAAGCATTTTCATCATCCACGATTCAGTCCAAGGATGAAGAAACCTTGCAAACCATCAAATCGGAACAGGAAAAACGATGGCACGGCAAGAACAGGGAATGCCATCAATGCGACCTGTCACATGAGGGAATCAATGGTACTTACTGCAACAAACTCCATCGGTATGTCGAATATGGGAAAGGCGATTGTGCCCAATAGGTGATGCAGTCATGCTTCACCTGATGGTGCCTGAATGGAGGCTGCGCCGCAGGGGATTACGCAAACGACGAACGAATGAGAGAAGAACAATGCTTGTATTAGCTTTTCCGAGTGAGGAAAAGTTCGGCGTAGCCAATAATCCCATAACATAATATGGATTTTTAGATTCGCCCGACGCTCCCTTAAAAGTCCCATTATGCTCTTCGAGGGTTTGGGCCATACCTGCAAGCAGTGCCGATTGCCTCAACTGGCACCAGCTGCCAAGTGGCACCAGCTGCCAAGTGGCACCAGCGAGGGAGTGATTCTCTCCCTCGACCCTCCACTCAGATTTCTTTGCCGAGTAAAGCGGCCATAGGTCGAGCGCACCCGAGACCTGAATGGAATAGTAAGAAAAACAAAATGTAGAACAAAAAATAAAGAAAGGAACAAAATCATGAGTAAAGCAAGAAACAGCATTCCTCGTGCCGCAATCCATGTTGGCGCAACAGCAAAGTCCTTTTCTGCTGCTGAAGGCTATGAGCCAGAACGTCGCGGATGGGACGAGAAAACCTATCGTCTGAAGAATCAGGGCACCAACAATCACTACGACTATTCGCGCAAGCACCTCAATTTCGAGATTAACGGCAAGGGGGAATTCGTTCCCCTCTGTTCAAATCCTGTGCCACTTCACGAACGCTTGCAGAAGCGTCTTGATAAACTAGGCTTCAAACCTTACAAGGACAAAACAACCCGATGGGCAACTCCGATAATAGCCCAAACTGCACTGTCGGTATCGTTATAAGTGGTGACCATGATGTGCTAGCCAGACTTGCCTTCGGCGACCAAGACGTGGATTTCACCCTTCAAAAAGCAATGCCCATGTTGTACTGAGACAAGGTATCAAAGATTGGGCATTGGACACTTACCATTGGGCTTGTCGTCTATGGGGTGCTGAAAATATCATTAGCTTCGATGTGCTCCTCGACGAGACTACACCGCATATTCAAATCCAGACCATCCGCGTAGCTAAGACCAAAGCCAGAGGTCGTACATCTGTCAAGTATGTGCATAAGGATGACAAGTCAAAGGTACTCTCCTATAAGGAGTGGAAGAAGCAACCCGAAGAAATCCGAAACGACTTCATCAGAACAGAATTCGAACGGAGGGGAAAGAAATGTGTATCGTATGCCCGTGTATGGGGAGAGGACAAATATGCCGTTGGCAGAACATACTACCACTACTACAATGAGGTGGAACACAAGTACGGTCCTGGAACGCGGTGATGACATCGCCATGCTGCCAGGTGAGGAACGGCGAGAGCGAATCCACAAGAACAAGGCGTTACTGGAAGCAGAGCGTAAGGCAAATGAAGCCATCACCAACGCCCAAGCTGAGAATCAACGGTTGGAACAGCAGAAGGACAAACTTGTAAGTGAGACACAAAGCATCAGTAAGCAGAAGGCAAGATCGGAAGATAGCATCTCACAACTAGAAGATTATGCTGCGGCATTGAACATCAAAGAAGAAGACCTTATCGTGCCAATACTGAAGACCAACCCACTTGTAAAGAAGGCTGTTGATGCAATACTGGAAGAACTTGATAAGCCTATCCCTACATTTGGGCAGAAAGAATGGAAAGAAAAACGTCGGCAAGCGATAAAAAAGATTCTAACGGAGTTGCAGACTGAACTCATCAGTGCCAAGAAAGCCCAGAAGGAGGATATACTGAAATTGGGAAAATCACTCTACAATAAGGCTATGCAGAATGCAAGAGCAATCATCGAGCGGACAAGCAACTACAAAAGGAAAATAGTAGGCTGACCAAAACAATGGGCTAAAAAAGCGAATAGCTTCAATAGACGAGAAAGCCATCATCAGACTTCGAAACCAGAAGGATGCAGAAATTGACAAGTTGGAGAAGGAACTTCAAAGGGCCGAGTCTAAAGCTGGTCGTTCTGACAACATGGCATCGCGTGAACGGCAGCGTGCAGATAAAGCAGAAGGTCAAATCAAAGAAATTATGGACATCCCAGAAATTAAAGAACTATGGGATAGAATCCAACAAAACAAGAAAGATTTCTTGCGGCAGCTTGACCGATGGATTAACGATGCCATTGCTGCCATCAGGGACTATGCACAGCGCAAAGACAACGACTTCCAACCAAAGCAAAGCAACAGAGTTGCAATGGGTATCATCGCAGAGGCATTTAAGCACGACCTTGACCCAGCTAACGGGAAGCAACGCAAGATGGCTATCGGCTATCTATTGGAGAGAATGTCATGGACTGACATGTCCGAGTCCAAGGCAGGCCTTACAGCAGCCCGTACCAGACAATCCTGTGATGCGATGACAGTCTCCAAAGAACTGATGCAAAACTAGCTTCTCATGGCAGGAGGCAGAGGTGGAATCGGTGTTGGATCTAGCAGTGAGCTTACCAATTGGGACGGCACGAAGAAAAAGACAGGCTGGGGAAGGTAACGTGATGTCGTGTTTCCCAATCACAGAAGTGTTACCAAACACGGAAACACCTTCTGAAAAATCTATTACAGGCAAGATATAGCATTTTTTGATATATTTATAGCGAGATTATAGTAGATTTCACAATAAATTGAGTAATTTTGCGCTATATTGCAAAACAAATAAAAAGTAATATGAAACTCAATCGCATAAAATCAGTACTTGTAGAAAGAGATAAATCTCAACAATGGCTTGCAGAACAAATAGGCAAAAGCTTTAGTACCGTCAATGCTTATTGTTGCAACCGTCAACAACCATCATTGGAAATTCTTGACAAAGTTGCAGAATGTTTGAATGTTGACATGAAAGAATTGATAATAGAACGACGCGAAAGAGATTCACTAAATTTGAAATAAGTAGTAAGCCATGAGCAGATCTATAGACATATTGTATAGTACACCTTTTCCTTCAACCAGAACTGGTGCATTATTTAATGCTTTTTCATATCCAACCAAGATTTCGCCAGAAGCGGAAGCAATCTTTATTGCTTGTCACACAAAAATTGGTGATACCATTCTGGATCCTTTTGGTGGTAGTGGAACAACTGGTATTGCTACTTTGCTAACAGATTGCCCTACTCCTGAAATGCTTGAAAAAGTTAAGGAGTTGGGATTAGAGCCAACATGGGGGCCAAGAAAGGCAGTTGTTTATGAGTTAAGTCCCATAGGATGTTTACTAGGGAAGGTGATGTGTTCCACTAAATCGACTCTGTTTAAGAAACATGCGGAATCATTGCTGAAAATGGCATCTGACATTTGTCTAAATGTATATACTGTTAAAGACCCTGAAGGGAATAACGGTATACTTCGTCATGCAATCTGGAGTGACTTGGTTGTATGTCCTTTCTGCGGAAAAGAGTTCCTTTATGCAGAACTAACTGTAGATGAAAAACCGTTGAAATTCAAAGAAGATTCTATTTGTCCATGTTGTGGAAGCAATATTCATCTATCGGAGACAGAAAGACTCAAAGAAACCATCATAGATCCGCTCATACATGAAGCGGTTTCTGTAAAAAAACGTAGATTATACAAATTATATGGGTCAACGGGCAAAAGGAATTGGTCTCGTTTGGCAACAGAATCCGACCAAGAGGAATATGATTCCATGATGAAGGATAGAGATATATCTTCTTCTACGATTTATAAAATCAAATGGGGTGAACTTTATCGTCAAGGTTATCATTACGGCATAACCCATTTACACCATTTCTATACATATCGGAACTGGTTTGTGTTTAACACTTTATGGCATAAGGTAGATCTATTTCCTGAAGAGATCCAAAATGCACTTAGGATTTTTCTTCTTAGCTATAATACTGCTCATTCAACATTAATGACTAGAGTCGTTGCAAAGAAGAATAACCCAGATTTTGTTATAACAGGTGCTCAACCTGGTGTTTTGTATATTAGCGGACTGCCTGTTGAAAAGAATATAATGTTGGGGCTTCAGCGAAAACTGAAAACATTTGTTGAAGCTTTTCAAAAGATTGAGTCTTCAAAGGGAACAGTTGAATTTGTAAATGGAAGTAGCACAAATATTAAATTGGAAGACAATACGATAGACTATGTTTTTACAGATCCCCCATTCGGAGATTTTATACCCTATTCCGAAATCAATCAGATTAACGAAGCGTGGCTGGGAATTGTTACTGATAATACAGAAGAAGCAATCATCAACCCTGCCCAAGGAAAAGCAATTGATGAGTATTCTAATCTGATGACCTCTGTCTTCGCTCAGATAAGTAGGAAAATGAAGGCTACTGCTTCATGTACATTAGTCTTTCACTCTGCAAAATCAGCGATCTGGAGAGCATTAGTAGATGCTTATAAGCAATCTGGTCTTTATTCTGTTAAAGCAAGCATATTAGATAAAATACAGCCATCTTTTAAACAGACAAATTCAAACGTTACCGTAAAAGGAGACCCTTTGATTTTGCTAAAAAAAAATAATGAGGAAGTACTATCCAATAGTTTCTTTCATAACGACAAGGAGTTAGCTCAATTTCTAAAGAATCAGGCTTCAACTCCATACAATAAGGACATAGCGGTAAAAACATTTTCTAAATACATAATGATGTGTATTGAACGTAATTACACCATTACGCTCGATGCTAAATACTTCTTTGAACATGAAGCTTGATAAGAAGAAATTATTAGGTCAATTTTTTTCGGGAAGTAAAATAGCCGAAATGATTGAAGCATTGGTTCCGTCACGAAATATAACCAGTGCTATTGATCCGATGTGTGGAATTGGCGATCTTCTTCTTCCTTATGCCGATATTGAAGATTTGACAGGTATTGAAATTGATATGCAGCTTAGAGATACTATCATAGAAAGACTCCCTAATATTCAATGTATTAGCGGAAATGCATTTTCAGCCCAGACCCTATCATGCTTGAAATCTGAAGGATATGATTTAGTTGTTGCCAATCCTCCGTATGTACGAAAAGAACTCATTGGTAAAGCCGAAGAAATAAAGTTCTCACTTACTGACATCACTTGTAACTTGCATTTTTTTACAGACGAATTTAACACGTTAAATGACTCTGAAAGAAAAATGATGCATTGTGCTATTGATAAAATATCAGGTTTATCTGATTTGTCAATTCCGGCTTGGCTATTGTGTATGATGTTGGTAAATCACAAAGGAAAGTTTGCAATTATACTTCCTAATTCATGGTTGTCTAGAGAGTATTCACAGCCAATTTTGGAGCTGATTGACAATCTATTTGATGTAAACTATATATTAAATGACGTAAATGGTGTATGGTTTAAGGGAAATGCACAGGTTAGGACTTCTATTATAATCGCTTCGCGGAAATCTACCTGTATATAGGGCACAGAACGAAACGTATATAGAAGATGAGAAGCCGAAAAGGAATGAAGTTGTTTAATATCAAGATGTTACGCGTATTTAGATAGTCAAGGCTCCTCAAAACGAAATGTTACATCGTGTTACATTCGTGTTACATCTGAGGGTTTATCCGACTGACGATTGATACATAAATGTTACATGGGTGTTAATTTGGGGTTACAGATGGGGGATGTGGAGCGATGAGGGGGCGATTGTATCGCTTCTTTTTTGTTGCCTCTTTAAAAAATATTATATACGTTTTTATTCTATATAATTATTATTTGGTATATTTGCAGCAAATAAATATAAGAATATGGCAAAGGTTATACATGTGCATCTACTGCATGGAATAGAGGGAACGAAGCAGAAGGATTGGTATTTCAGCAGCATATCGGCTGTATATACGGTATTCACGTCGAAACAGGTTGGAGCGACACGTAATTACTTGCTCCATGCAGGGCTTTCAGGTAATGGTACAATCGTTACGAAACGGGCCGTAATAAAGCAATCTACACTGATTTCGGGTGGTTCGGGAACAATGTATAAGGACTGAGAAGAGACGGGCTTAGAACTCTATAAAAATGGCATTAGGATGGGAGGTAATGGCAGGAATGGCATTACCTCTTTTTTGGGGTATATGGACGAGGTCGGTTTTGGGAAAAATACATAAAAACATGTGGATTGTAGGTGTTAGGTGGACTGTTAGATGGACAGTTTAGATGGACAATTTCAAAAGTTTAGGTGGACAAAACTCCTGCCAAGACACCCACTGTGAGGATATAGCAACAATCCAAAAAAGGGGGGATTGATACAAGAAACTGACATTTTGCGAGCAACTTTGAGATAGCGTTACACCTTATTATGTATAGGGATTTAGGATAAAAAGGGCGTCTTCCAGGGGGGGGCATCCCACACGGGGGTACACTTGGATGGTTTGGGAGGTGCCATCAGACGAGGCTGACAGGTCCGATGATGGTGCTGCGGGAGAATGTTGAAGTGACTGAATTAAAAACCTATATTATTGGGTGATTATTACCAAGTATCAATGTTTTTATCGTCATTATGTTTATTTAAGTAAGATAAAAAGGATGACATTATATTGTAGGAGTATGCGTTGCAGTTAATAAATGCCTGTGAATAAGATTCTTTATGATTACCATTAAGATTTGATGGGAACACATCTTTAGGAGAAATTAAATTTGATTCTGCCCCATTTTTGAATAAATCAAATGCGCCTAAAATATAATGAGGTACTTTTGTTTCAAAAGTTAGAGAATCTTTATATATCTTTATTCTTATTTTTAATTCAGCATGTATAATAGTTGCATTATAAAGTCCTATGACCTGCCCCACATTTGCCCATTTCCCTTCACCGTAGCAAATATTATTAATCGTGTCTATCTTTATTTCTGCACCTTTTTCTAAATTAAGAATTGATTTTAAGAAGCCATCACTCCTTTTCGTCATTTCCTTTATAGTCATATCGCAATTATTAAACACAGTATACTTATAATAAATATCTCCATCCAAATTAAGTGGGAATTGTTTTATTGCCTCTTTTGCCCATTTCTTATTGCTACTTTTTTTTATTGCATTCCATTTTGCTCGTTTAGAAATAAAATCCATACATTCGAATTTTTGTGCAATAGAATTTGTCGAAGTTAGAAACGCAAAAGCTAATAATAGTAATAGATACTTTTTCATTGTGTAAAATTTTAATTAGTTTATAATACAGGATCTACAGATACAGAAAGCGGCGCGGGGTTGTAATCCCGAGAAAAGGACGGAGAGGTGTCGGATTTTGAGGAGACTTTTCGTTATTCTTTCTTTTGCCAACGTCCTCCTTTTATAACTTTGAAATATTCTACCCGACGTTCGCAGTGGTTGAAGAGTGGACATTGGTGGCAAGCTTTTCTTTTTCAAAAGTTAGTTGCCGGATTTGCTCTTTAAGCTGTCCGATTTCTTCTGCTTGTTGTATTATCTTTGCATCTTTTCTTTGTATATAAGGTTCATACATCTTAAAAAAATCAGTTAATAAAGATTGGTCTGTTAGAGGAGACGGCACTTCCTCTGGCTGGTTAGGCAGAGTTTCATACCCTGTTCCTGTCAAAAGCCACATAGCATTGACCTCGTAAGAAATCACGATTTTTTCCAAAACATCAGCTTTAGGAATAACCCCTTTGATATATCCTCTTATATTAGCCTCACTAACCCCTAATTTTGCTGCGAATACAGTATTCTTTCCATCTGCAAGGGTCTTAACTAAATGCTCTATTCTTTCGTGTATAGTCCCGTTTTTCGTCATAAACCACATTTTAATCGAAAATAATCACGATAAAACTTGTGTCATTCGTGAGAAATCACTATCTTTGCAACGTGTTCCATTTGGAAACGCGCTCAAAGATACGAAAAAGGGGCGATAAAAAAGAATGTTTCATTTAAAAATTATAGAAGTATGAAGACTTACGATGTGTATTTTAACGACGCAATGAGCAGTAACAACAAGGGTTGGGAATCGACTTACGAATACTGCCTGGATTGGATTTGTAAGTTCAACGGAACGAGTGAGAGTTACTTCGCCGACTATAAGGGTGGGGTTGTATCGATTGTGTGCAATGAGACGGGTGAAACCGTGTATGAGGAAATTGTAAGGTAGTAGGATAATAGCTTAAGGCGGCTACGTCCGAATGGTAGCGGACTATAATATCAGCAACCGGGGTTCGATTCCACGCCGCCTGCAATTATTTAACGATTTAAGAAATTAAAGATTATGAAAAAGTACATTCACATCAAGAAGGAAGACCGCGAGTTTATCGCGAAGGCGTTCAATGTTTCCAAGCGTACCGTGTATAACGCCATTCACTTTGAAGACATGAATGAGGGTAATGACCTTGCAAGGAAGATACGCACCCTTGCGTTGGAGCGTAGAGGTATCGTGATGATTGAGGCTCCCGAATGGGAGGTTCTGCATGACGCGGACGGCTACATGAGATATTATCGTGGCGATATTCTGCTGGAGTTTTCAAAGAAAGAACCTGTATGCGACGTGTTCAAACATGGTGAGAAAGTGCGCCATTACGACAATGTGATGACAAGCGACATACAGGGCATTCAGGACTGGGCTACAGGGTTAAGGTAAAGGAGGAGCACAATGGAGTACTACGAAGGCAAACTGTGCATCTCTGCCCGTGAACTGGTGGGCAAAGGCATCATGACCAGTGCCAACTACGCTAAGAAAGCGGGGCGTGGTCAGATAGATGTTGTCCGTCAGGGAAAGGGGCTGGGTAACTATGCCCTCGTCGCCATTGACAGCCTTCCACGCATCTATAAGGAAAAGGTGCAGGAACTCTATCCCGACGGTGACCTCACCCATCTGAAGCTGTGGGTATGCAGTAACTACGAAACCGACCAAAACGCCGTGGCGTTCTTTCATGACAGGGACAAGACTGGCTTGGAACTGAGTCCTGAGAAAATCAAGGAGTATGTGACAAATGCGAGCGTGCTGAATTGCTGCATTAAGCTCTACAACCGTGCCGCCACGGCGCAAAAGCTGATGGGACGCAAGTATAACTGGGAGGATATGGTGCAAGCCATCAAGGCTCTAAAAGACGAATTCGGCCACACGTTGCCCACGAGTGCACTGCGTTTCAGAAAAAAAGTGAATGAGTATAGGGATGGAGGCTACGGTAGCTTGATCAGCGGCAAGTTTGGTAATCAGAACACGCGAAAAGTGGACTACAAGACCGAACGGCTGATACTCGGTTTGGCCGTATTGCCCAATAAGCCGTTCAACACGAACATCGCTGAAATGTACAACATGTTTGTCTGCGGCGAGCTGGACGTGTACGACCCGAAGACCGGCGAACTAATGAACCCTGATGACTTTACCGACAAAAAGACGGGCGACCCGAAAGAGTTGAGCGAGACCACCATCAACAACTACCTGAACAAGCCGAATAACAAGGTACTCATTGAGCAGCAATTATCGGGCTGGAGTACTTTCATGCACGAGCAGATGCCCCACATGCACCGTCATGGCGGCTCGTTCTCATTGAGTCAAATCACGATGGACGACGTAGACCTGACGCGCAAGCTGAAAGATACGAAGCAGCGCGTACATGCCTACTATGCCTACGACGTGGTGAGCCAGTGTGTACTTGGCGCGAGCTATGCACGGAAGAAGGACGAGGGACTCGTGGTGGACTGTTTCCGCGATATGTTTCGGCTGATAGCCCGTCATGGTTGGGGCATTCCTGCCGGCATTGAGGTGGAGAACCACCTGATGAGCCGTTACAAAGAGGGCTTTCTGAAAGCCGAGAATGTGTTTCAATTCGTGCGCTTCTGCGCCCCATTGAACTCGCAGGAGAAATATGCCGAGCCGCTGAACGGTGCAAAGAAGCGCAGCGTGATACACAAGAACCACGAAGGTATCGGCCGCTTCTATGGTAAAGGGAAATGGCATCAAGAGTATAAGAAGGTGAGTGACGAAACCAACGAACATTATGAGGATAAAGAATACTTTACATGGGAGCAGCTGGTGGCCGATGACCGTAAGGATAATGAAGAGTGGAACAACATGCTGCACCCTAATCAGAAAATGTATCCGGGCATGACACGTTGGCAAGTGCTCGAAGCAAACATCAATCCGGGTCTGCTACCCTATGACGAAAAGACACTGGCCTATCATATCGGCGAACATGTGGAGACGAGTATCCGCAGGAACTCAACGGTACGGGTGGCACACGAAGAGTGGTGGCTGAGCGACACAAGCGTGCTGGAGCGGCTTGAGCCGAATAACTACAAGGTGACGGCCTGCTATCTGCCCGACAATGAAGGTAATCCCGGTGAAGTCTTTATTTATCAAGACGGTAAATTCATTGACACCGTGGAAAAGGTGAAGACCTACAGCCGTGTGATGGCTGAACAGACTGAAGAAGACCAAGCGGCATTCGTGGAGCAGCAGAAAAAGATTGCAAAGTTTAACAAGTATATAGAGGACAACACTATCGACGGGCTGGGAATACTGAAACCGACCACGCAGATGCAGCATGAGGAGCCATTGGAACTTACCCCCATGACTCCAAAAGACTATAAAAACGAGTCGACGGCATTGCTACCAAGTGCAGAGGAGAGAGCGTATGCAGACATATAGCATAAACCAACTGATTACTGACGCATCATAAGCAGCAAGTTTTCAACAGAACAATATTAGAACAACATTAAAACACCATTTGAATATGATTTCAACAGAGCAAAAACAGCGGATATTGGAGGCCATGGCAGCCAACCGCAAGAATTATCCGAGCGACGCAAAGCACGCATCGGCATTGGGTATCTCGGCAAGCGTCTACAACGCGCTGAAAAAGGGGCAGACGGAACGCGCACTGAGCGATGCCAACTGGGTGAATATCGCTCGGAGGCTGGACGTCAGTCTACGCGAAACGATTGAGTGGAAAGGTGCACAGACGGAGACCTTCAAGTATGTCAGCCTTCAGATGGAGGCGTGTCAGGAACGTAGTCTGAGCGTCATTCTCTGCGATTTGCCGAATATTGGCAAGACCTATACAGCGCGCTGGTATGTAAACGAGCATCGCAATGCCGTGTATGTGGACTGCTCACAGGTGAAGACCAAGCGTGCGCTGGTGAAGAAGATTGCCCGTGAGTTCGGCGTGGGCACAAGTGGTAAGTATCAGGATACCTACGAGGATTTGGTGTATTACCTGCGCTCGATGGAGCATCCGCTGGTGGTACTCGATGAAGCAGGCGACCTGCAATATGAAGCTTTCCTCGAATTGAAGGCCTTATGGAACGCCACAGAAATGTGCTGTGGTTGGTATATGATGGGTGCCGACGGCTTGCGTGCCAAGATTGACCGCATGATGGAATGCCGGAAGGTGGGCTATGCCGAGATATTCTCGCGCTATGGCGGCAAGTATAGCCGGGTGACACCCGACCAGGAAGATGACCGCAGGGCATTCCTGATGGAGCAGGCCCGCGTGGTAGCAAGCGTGAATGCCCCGAAAGGCACCGACATCGGACAGATCGTGCGCAGAAGTGGCGGCGGGCTGAGAAGGGTTTACACTGAAATTGAAAAGATGAAGAAAGGGGCATAATATGACAAACATTGAGATTCTGACGCATCAGGCGTTGCAATCAATCGACTGCAAGATGTGTAACCAAAATGAAATAAACTGGGAACAACGCAGATATGAGATTGCCAAAGACCTTTATATCCAAACTTGCCAACAGGCAAAATTGGAGGGCGATAATACTGCTGCAGATGTATTCCGAAGTGCGGCATGGTTATCTCGTGTGGCTGCCGACTACTTAATAGAGATTTTGAAAAAGTAGCTATGGCCAAACGAGCATACAGTCCGAAGGAGATTGCTATGAAGACCTACAAGACGCTGCCTTGGAGCGGCCGGTGGGCAGAGTGCTTTGGTTTACCCGAGGAAAACTCTACATGGTTCATCAGCGGAGCCAGTGCCGCCGGGAAAAGCTCGTTTGTGATGCAGCTGGCTCGTGAACTGACCCACTACGGGCAGGTATTGTATGCGAGCTATGAAGAAGGTATCAGTCAGAGTTTCCAAGACCGTATCAAGCTTTTTGAAATGGACAAACGGCAGGGCTGGTTCCGCGTAGTGACAGAGGACACGATAGAAGACTTGGCCGCCAGACTGAAAAAGCGGCACAGCGCGAAGTTCATCATCGTGGACAGCTATCAGGAAAGCGGTTGGGAGTGGCCCGAAACCAAGAAACTGATTGAAACCTTTCCACGGAAGAGTTTTATTTTCGTGAGCATGGAGAAGAAGAGTCAACCCTTAGGCAGTGGTGCATTACGTTTACGCTACAAAGCAGGCGTGAAGGTGAGGGTTGTCGGTTTCAGGGCTTATTGTCAGGGACGTTTCAATCCCGATGCCGGAAACAGTTTTGTTGTGTGGGAAGAAGGAATATTGAGAACATCAAATAAAGTGTGATATGGCAAACAAGCGAGACAATCTGCTGTACAGATTGAGGAAGAAAGGCGTGAGGGTACAGACACGAGAGCGCACGATACACTTTGCACACGACGGTGCGCCTTTCACAATTATACAGATACGACGATTGTGCAGAGAATTTCATTTTAGTGTTCAATTAGAAATATAAAAAGTATATGATGAAAAGAATAAAAGATTTGACGGTAACTGTAACCTACACAGTAAGTTTAAGTGATGTAGAAGTCAACGAGAAGGTCTTTGATGCTCTAAATGCCTTGGCAGATAGAGGATGCTTACACTGTAATCTTGTGGACCGGGACGAGCAGGTGGGCACTGCGTTCGAGTGGTTGGGGGACAACATCAATGAAAATGATGCCTGTAATTGGGAATACGAAATTGAAGAAATGGAGGAATATGAAAATGAGCAAGGAAAGACGGATGATTGAAATTGCCCCCGGATACATGACTCCGGGCGGGCGCATGGAAGAGCATTTTTTGAGCCGTGGCCACGTGTGCACCTATTGCCAGGGCAACGGCTATCACTGGCAGGAGAACGTATATCGGGAACGGTATAAGCAAGAATGCTGTATTTGCAAAGGAAGTGGCAAGCTTGATGCGGTGATAAGCATTCAATGGAGGGCAAGCAATGATACAGGTAGGTGATAAATTCAGAAATCATTGGGTCGGACATGAAGAATGCTATGAGGGACGGATTTATCAGGTGACGGGTTTCCTTGAAGGTTGCACTTGCGGAAAGCCTGCGTTTCTTACTGGCAAGCAGGAAAGCCCCCGACGTCCCCATTTGCATGTACGGGCCAAACTGATAGAAGCTCCGGCAAAGTATATGGTAGGTGAAAACGGTTTCGTATTCGGGCCTTTTGATACCGAAACACTGCGCGACATCGATGCCCCTGATGAGAGCTGGATTGAAATAGTTCGGCAAAAAGGTGACCAACTGAGTTTGTTTTAAAGAAAAAAGTTAAACGGAAATGGAAAAATTAAAGTATTATTCAACGACACCGCACGACAAGCCCGAGTGGCTGCTGCGGGTGCAGTTTGAAGTCAGTCAGCACTACGCCATGCGTGGTATTGACAACACGCCCGAGGAGTGGATGGATTTGCTCGATTTCATCGATGCCTTCATTCAAACGCTCTACACGCGCCGCGACATCAACGTGAGAAGCGAGGTGGCAGCCGACCTGCAAACCGAAGACGGAGAGACACGTCTGTTAATCAAGCGCAATGGTAAGCCTTTGCAAGTGTATTACATGCAACCCTCAAACGAACCGCAATGACCCACGAACGCAACTACGCCCGCTTCTACACGCTGCTGAAGCTACTGCCTGGTGCCGATAAGGAAACGCTGGTGGCGCAATACACCGACGGCCGCACCACCTCGCTGCGTGAGACTACACCGCAGGAATACGACCTGATGTGCCGCGACATGGAACGCCTCACGGACTACGATGCGCAGCGCGAAGCCTTGCGCCGACAACTCCGGCGCAGGCGCAGCGAAGTGCTAAAGCTCATGCAGCAGCTCGGCATCGACACCACCAACTGGAACCGTGTGAATGCTTTCTGCGAAGATGCACGCATCGCCAGCAAAGCCTTCCGCCACATCAGCATCGACGAATTGGAAGCCCTTGCCGTGAAGCTGCGCACCATCGCGCGCAAGGGAGGACTGAAAGCCCATCCACAGCAGCCCGAACAACCCACAACAGCAGTCCGCCTGCAACAAACCATCGTAGTGGTTGCGGAGAAAGCAATCGAAAATTAAACATTTTATTCAATATAAAGAGTATGGAAACAACAGTGAACATCAAGAATTTAAGTAAGGAGGAGCGGGCAAAGCTGCTCGCCGAGTTACAAAACGAGGAAAAACAAAGTCGCATCCAGCGTCGCGAAACCTACGAGAGTCTGCGTGCCGAATTGCTGCATGGCGTGGAGGAACGTCTGCAACGCGTGGCCGCCGACGTGCAAAGTTTCCACCAGTGGCTGCAGGGTGAGGTCGAAGGCTTTGTGGGCGTGATGCGTGATTATGGCCAACTGCGCAAAAGTGACCAGCGCAGCTACACCATCACCGACGGCAACTTCCGCTTAGAGGTGGCCAGCAACACCGTGAAAGGCTTTGATGAACGCGCCGACCTTGCTGCCGAACGGCTCATCGACTACCTCAAACGCTACATGAAGAAGAGTGAAAAAGGTGCCGATGACCCGATGTATCAAATGGCCATGACGCTGCTGGAACGTAACAAAGCCGGCGACCTTGACTACAAAAGTATTTCGAAGTTGTATGAATTAGAGGATAAATTCGACAGCGAATACAGTGAGATTATGAGTCTCTTCAAAGAAGCCAACATCGTACAGAAGAATGCCATCAACTACTATTTCTACAAGCGTAACCCCGAAACAAATGTGTGGCAGCGCATTGAACCGAGCTTTTGCAGGATGTAGGCCTAAGGCATATATAGACTTGACGGCATGGCAGCAAATGGGTTGCCATGCTTTTGCGGTTAAAAGAAACAGACAACAAAACAAATTTCGAGAACAACATGAAAGTGGACAATGAGCGCCGTCGTGGCGTGAGCTATCTCAAGCGCGTGGCCGACGTGAACGCGATATATCAGCAATGGGTGAGGTCAGGTCTTTCCAACCGAGAGATCTGGCGCCGTTATATTTATCCCGTCTATGGCATCAGCGAGCGCGCCATGTATAAGATGCTCAAGATTGACGTGAAAGTGCGCCGCGACAACAACGACTCGCCCCGTCCACTTTTGCTCTTCGATTTCGACGACGATGGAAAATGATTTAACACAAGTGCTTGCCCGCATGCTGAGAGACGTGCAGGTGGAGCTGAAAGATGAGTTTGATCAAAATTTTGCGCGCCAGGCTTTCTTCGCCGATAAGTGGGCACGCCGCCGCAGCCCCTTGCGCCCCGGGCGTGCCACGTTGGTCGACACCGGCG